CAAACTTGTCCCTTCCTACACAGTAAACGGTGAAGTCAAAAAGATAGGCTTGTTTATATTTAAGTGCGTCATGTTCAACAACGACTCTATGACAGCACCACGTAATCAATCTGTACGTATAACCGTAACCGGAAAAGATAGCACTGGCACGAGTATCCCTGGTGCAATTTTTACGCAAAACATTTCACCGGCTGTAGCTACTAGTATTGCAGACTGGAAGAACATCACAGTTGTCATCGACCTTAGGGCATGGCAGTCAACACTGTCTAAGATATCTATAAAGTTACAGACTGGTAACCCTGCTCAAAGCACTGGCTCTGACCAGGGCATACTAGTAGACAATGTCGGTGTCTGGGGAATCCTTGATCACATGGCTCCAGACGCAATGAATGCACTTGACCCATTGAACTTGGTTAGCATTCGAGCAAAGTGCGTAAACGACTCTGTGAGTCCATCTGCGGCTGGATACCTTAAAGGATCTACCTTACGCCTTAGCAACCTCACTAGTACAGACTTATCTAAATCTGACACAGTTAGTCTACGTATGGACTTCCCTACGGCAATCAAGACTAACCTGCCATACCTTAGCTTGGGTGTACTAAATACTGGTGCTACAGCCCCAGAGTGGACTGGCTACGGCATATACGATCCAGATAAGGGTTACATGACATGGAAGATCTATGGCATATCCCAGAGTAAAAGGAACAACGTACAGTATCTATATGTTCGTTGTGAAACTGAATACCCGGACGTAACCAATAACACTATTCTGTTTTCTATTGGTGAGGTTGCGTCTAGTGGAAACTTGACGCCTGATACCGATTACGAATACACGTTTACTCGATGGTACAGCAGTGACCAAACGAACCTAAGACCACCGACTTACCACGAAGGTACAACATATCAAACTGGTCTTGAGACATTACCATGTAATGTAAGCAACTCTGTGAGAACAACAGCTGCTTACAGCCGATCTTCTGTAGTGCTAAATCCTCAAGCTTTCCCAGCTTCGGATGCACAGTGGGATACATATCCACTGGTTATATCGGCATCACCAACTGAGTTTGTTACAGATACTATCCCTGCCTTGAATCAGTTATCGGTGATTTCAACTACAGCAGGAACGGTTACATACACCGATTCTAACGGTGTTACGGGACGGACTGTCGTGCTAACGGCGAATGTTCCTGCGTCACTGTCATTCGCCATAAAGAACGTTACGGCGTTTACCGGAACAGGTGCATTATGGTTGCGCCACAACCCAACGTACACAACAGCTAATACGTACAAGTACAGCCATATCTGCATTTATCGCAGAGCTGCTGGTGTATTCCCGGACGGCAGGTTCCGATTGGTTGCAGTTGTACCAATTGCTTCAGCATCAAGTGGTAGCAACTGGACAACAACTGTAACGTCAGTAACAACATCTGGAACATGGAATGAGATTACATTCTTTGACAACGTGCCAGACGGAGACTTGTTTTATGAAGGTGCTCCATATGACCAGGGGCAATTCTTTGAGCCTGGGCGCGACCAATTTCCAAATGGGTGCACATCACTTGCAATACACCAGAAAAGACTATGGGTATCGAAGGGTAACACTGTTTACGGCTCGTGGGTTTTGAATTTTGGTAATGAGTATTCCTTGTACACAACCATGGTTCCAGATGTTACAGATCCAAACCATGACTTTAAAGGTACGAGCTTTACTCTGTCATCTAAGTTCGACAATGAGAAGATCATTACACTGCTGTCATACGGTGGCGATCAGATGTTCTTCAACAACAGTTCATCTGCCGCAATGCTGGTGGTGCGAGAGCGAAGCGTTTATCCGCTTTTAGGTTGGGATCCATCAACGTTTACTATTCAGTCAATGATTACTGAGGCTAGTACAGGATGTATTTCACCACGAGCTGCCATGTCTGTATTTGGGCAACTAATGTGGCAATCACCACTTGGAGTAGTCCAATTCACTGATGGGACTATAACTCCACGTAGTATTGAATTGCGTAGGATGTTGTCTTTGGATAAAGCAACAGGCGCTCCAGATCTAACTCCTGCCGCTTATCGTGGAATCAGTTACGCAATACATAACGGACGTTTGTTTGTATTTGCCCCTGGCGTTGGTGACACGACAAATACGTACATTTATGTTTTCGACACTAGGACTGGTGGTTGGACTCGATGGCGTACTATTGCGTCCAACACAGCTAACGGTAAGTACGGAACAGTACCAACATCATTTGTCGGATTTACTGGAGGCGTCTCTCTGAGTTTCGGTAATGATCAGGCAGACTTCTATGCACTCAGTAACACTGGCCAGATTTACAAGCTGGCAAATACTGTTGACAAGTTGGATACATCCACTCAAAGCCCGATCTATTGGTCTTTTACATCTAGGCAGTATGGACAGACCTACTCAGAAGGAATTGCGTATTACAACCAAAACCGTGTATCTCAATTGAATTGTCACATGACAAGTGGGTCAGCGACCACGTTTGCAGTCAATGGTACGGGAGCAAGTATTGGTTGTTTTGGGTATCCATTCCAAGTAGATGACTTGATTACTCTTTCGTACAACGCTACTACTGGAGCCTCAACTCCAAGTTATTACTTGGTTTCGGCTATTGGCCCAAGTTTGTTTGTCATAAAGAACCTAGATGGGTCTGCTGTAACTGGATCTGTTACATCACCTATTGGTGCAACAGCTGCGTATGGATATATCTTGAATTGGGCTATTCAAGATGAGGTGGGCACAAACAAACATGGTTCTGGTACATGGGCTATACCAAATAATTTTAATCGCACGTTTGCAATACGTAATGTTCAACGAGATACGTTTGCAACAGTAATGCAAATTAAGCTGTCTGGTTGGGCTTACACAACCAATAAGTTGTATGCATCGCATATTCACTGCGTGGACGCAAGAATTGCTAGGTCTCTATAATGGCAACCGCATCTCCTGGTGGCGTAACGCCTCCTGATGATTCAACTGGTAGTGGTTCAACAGCATCGACGTCTACTGGATCGCAATTGAATGGCATGACATCCGTGACTATTTCTCAAACGGAAATTGTCGGGACACCGTTGTTGCCATATGCACCAGTGAACATGATAACTAAAACAATTACAGCATCCACGGCATTCTATGATTCACCTTTGCTTGTATTGGCAGATGCAACTGCTGGCTCCATCGTAGTGACGTTACCCGTGTCTGGTAGTGGTATTGGTAAACTATGCGTAGTTATGAAAACCGATTCCACAGCCAATACTGTAACAATTAATGCCGCATCTGGTGAATCAATTTACAAGCTCGCATCATTTACGAACTTGTCATCCCAGTATCAAGCTGGACAGTTCATAGGTGTCAAAGTTGGCACATTTAACGGATGGGTAAAGGTGGCGTAATGAGTGATTTTTACAGGCAATATAATGATGGGTCGCAATATCCTTTTAATCCATATACAGCAACCAAACAACCTAGATTAGGTGGTATGCAACTAGCACAAGACCCAGAAGATTTCCAAGAAGGTGTCCAGGGTCAAGGTGGTGGCATGATGGGTGGAGGTAACAACTTCATGAAAAGCCCATACGGACAAATGCTCGCCTCTGCTGGAATGGGAATGCTGTCCGGTCGTGGTATCGGGCAATCTCTACTTGGTGCTGGAATGGGTACAGCACAAAACGAATTACTTAAGTACGGATTGAAACAAGGACTCGGTACTGCACTTGGTGGGCAAGCACTAGGTGCACTTGGTGGACCTTGGGGAATGGCAGCTATGGCTGCTATGCCTATGATCTCAAAGGGATTGAGTAGCCTGGGACGTACACTCGGTATTGGCGGTCGTAAGTCTGGTCCATCAGCACAAGAAATGGCTATGGGTGAGGCTAAGGGTAACCTAGCCGGTATGCGTGGCACTTATGGTGCAGACATGGGTGCAGGTCAAGCACTCCGAGATAAATACAATCCAATGCTGGAAAACCAGATTGGGCGTATGCAAGAACTTGCCGATCGAGGTTTATCCACAGAATACAACACGCGCCAGATGGCTGGAGCTGCAGCTCAAACAGAGAACGCTCGACGTGCTGCTGAAGCTCGCATGAAAGCAACTAGTGGAATGATTGGTGGCGGTCAAGCTGTAGCTGGCTTTGGCGGTATCAATCAAGCGGCTGTAGGCGGTATGGCTCAAGGTGCTTACAACGCCGCACAGAATAACATGAATAGTCAACCTGGCTATATTCAAGCATTGGCAGGTATGGCTGGATCACAGATTAACCGTGGTGATAACTACTACAATCAAGGTCGATCAGGAATGATGGGTCTTGACCAGAATTTGTACAACCTGAACGCACAAGAGAAGGCACGTGCTGATGCACTGTCACAGCAGAACCGCGATCGTGAAGCCAATATGATTGGCGGAATCATGAACATGGCTGGCACTGCGATGGGTATGGAGCAGTCACGTCGAAGTAACAACGATTACCTTACTGCTCTTGGTTTACGTGGCAATGCTGGATCCACTGGATTATCTGCGGCTGACTTTATTGGTAAACAAGGATTTGGTGGAGCGACTGACACTGAAGGTATTGCTAGGGAATTAATGCAGGACGAATCCTATCAAGGATTTAATCCTCAAAATCCACAAATTAATGACTACGCTTACCCTACAAATCAAATGCAATACATACCTCACCAAGGTGGGCCAAGAATTGGGAATATGCAATTAGCACAAGGTGATATAAACACTCCCGAACAGGATGAGCTTGAATGGGATTACAGCCCCTCGAATCCGAAAAACTTTGCTGGTACGGGACCACGATTTGGAAATCCTGGACAATACTTTGATGTTCAGCAATTTATAAGAGACTATGGTGGTAGGTAACTAACATGGCAGTTAACTCAGGATTTGGTTCCGCATTTATGGGTTTTGGTAAGGGTTACCTTGGAGCATTGCAACAGGGTGAACGCCAAAAGCAAAGCTACCTAAATACCAAACTAAAACAAGATGACCTAACGTTCCGTAAAAACCAAGCATTATCGGATTCGGCATTTCGTCAATGGCAGATCACGAATGCCGCAGAAGATCGAGCTGACGCTCGTAAAAATGCGGCTAGTGCGGCGGCTGACAGGAGATTGGGACTTCGTAATCAAGCAGGGATTGCCGCATCGAGTGCATTAAACGATGACTTAAAAATGATCTCGTCTTTGTCAGGTCCAGATCAGATGCGAGCGTGGAATACAGCAGTTGCTCGCCAGCAAAGTATCCTTGGTGATTTCCTAGACCCTGAAGAATTTACAAAGCATATCAACAATGTACTACCGCAACCGGGTGCAGCCATACCTGGAATGACACAACCAGGACTTGTAGCAGGTGGCGTTGGTGGTGATCCAAGATTGATGTCCGGGCAAGCGTTTGAAAAAAACGCAGGTCCACTTTTACCAGGACAGCCACGTACATTCCAAGATAAAGAAACCGGAGCATTCACACAAGTAGGACGATCGGCATTTGATCCACGTGCTGATGCGGCTCGTCAAATTATGAGTGCTGGAATAGGTGGCTTTAACCCAGCAAATATGGCTCGCCTAGGTGGTGCAATTAGCAATATGTATCAACCGGCGGCTCAAGGTTTCGATAAGTCGAAAGACTTTACATATGAGATGCCATTGAAAGCTGAAGTAGGACAAGTTCCTATGACGGCTACATATAAGCTAGGTGCACTAGATCAAGCTAATGTTGACTCTAAGCAACAAGCTGCTGAGTTATCCAAAATCAAAGCTAATATCGCACGGACAACAGCACCGGAGACAATCAAACAAGCACAGCTAAAAACCGAGAAATTGGTTCAAGGTATTACAGATTCAAAGTTTAATCGAGAATACAAGAGCCAGGTGTTCGGGTTACAGAAAAGCAAGTATGAACTAACGAAGGCACTTGGTGAAGCAAACCTACAGATGAAGGCTATAGGTTTATCTCAAGGAGATCGTCGAATAGCCAATGCTGAATTGATGACTCAATTGAATGCTGTTTATACACCGCAACGAATGATGGTTGGCACTGGTCAAACTCTTTCACGTATGGCTGACACGTTGTCAAAACTGCCTACTGGTTCTCCAGATCGTGCGTCAATACAACGAACGATGGCTGCCTTGAGTAGGGATTACAATCGATTCATGGTGTTGTCACAGATGACCTCTGATACATCTGGAACACTACTGGATGGATTCATGGCTCATAAAGCAAGCGGGTTGGATGATGATGCAGCATTGGACAAGTTGATTGGTTTTGATGCAGGAGACACTGTTGCAACTGCACCATTTATCCCATTTGCTAATCCAGAATACAAAAAGATAACCAACAACATTGAGAAGAACCAGGCATTCCCTGGTAGTAACCCTAACGCACGTGCTGGTGCGGCGGCTGGTGAGAGAGCCAGAAGTGGTAACCCCCTTGGACTACCTGGCGGAAATCATCGAGGACCTGGAGCACGACCACAGGTTAGACAATACGGTTAGATTTGTTAGAGCTGTTCTTGGTAAAATCAAACCATGGACAGCTCTAAGCGTTTTTCCACTCCTTGGTCGGACCTGCCTCTTTCCGAACGTGCCCGTATTGCAGCGAATGCACCAAACGTAAATAGTAAGGCTGGTATGACTCGTGCTTTGTTCGAGGCAACAAAGTTTGACGATCAGTTATACAGTAAGCAATTTGAACAAACATTCAATCAAGCAAAAGCAGCTGGTCTTATCGATCGTGCTGATGCACGTGAGATTGAAAAGTACCGTACTAACCGCGTTGTAGAGTTATACAACGAGGGTAAAGGCAGATATTTTGTTGGTCGTGAATTCCGACCAGACCTCACAGAAGACATCATTGCTGAACAGCACACGGACATCAAAGCTGATCTTCGCAATGCGATGGACTTTGAGAGGAACCAACGTTTCCCATACGAACTGAAGCAAATGGGTTATGACCCACAGGACTTCAATCGATTTGTAAATGACAAGAGCGGATATCGAGACCTTCCGTTAGCTGGAAGAGTTGAGATTCCATTCTTAAGCCAATCATTTAAACAGGATCCACTGAAGGAAATTGGCATCGGTATGTATCAATCTGGTCGCATTGCGGCTGGTATTGAAGAAGGTGCACTTACTCCATTCGAAGCTATTGGACGCCGTATGCTTGGGCAAGACCCTGGTCAGGCGCTCCGTGAAACTGGTAACCCACTCATTGACTCTGGTCAGATCATGGGTGAGTCCGCAGTTAACCGTGCTGCTACAATCCCTTACGGAATCCTTGGTAGCCGTATCCTTACACCCGGTGCATCAGCATTGTTTGGTGCAGCTGCTACTGGTCTTGGCTCCGCTCTTGGTGGAGCTAAGATGGGTGCTAGGTTTGGGCCTGTCGGCAGTATCCTAGGTGGCGTCATGGGTGGTATCGCCGGTATGGTCGGCGGTTCTATGGCTGGTGAATTTGCTAACGAGAAGATTGCTGACCTCGCACTAGGGCGTGATGCCAACGCACAACTCAAAGCAACACGTGAGAGCCTACAGACCCAGTATCCGTTTGCTACACGTGTCGGTGAAGAAGCTCCTGATTTAGCAATGTTTGGGCCTAGTTTGAATGTCAAGGGCTTTAGTGCAAAGAAGGCACTTAGCGGTATTAAGCAAGCTGGACTTCCGGGCGCAATCAAGGGCGTACGTAATCAGAATGAGATGATTAGCGACCTCAGTGAACGATTCGGTGAAGGTGCTATGAACGTAGTCTTTGCCGCTCGCCAGTCAGATCGAGAAAAAGCTAACGGCGGTCCAGGGAAGACAGCATGGGACATTCTTGCTGAAGGCGCCATGGGCGTCATCATGCAAGGTGAAACTCGCCTTGGTCAAAAGGTTTACGGTGGACTAAACAATAAGATCGATACGATGTCACAGGCGGCTTTGACTCGTATGGCTAAGCGTTTGCCGATTGAGCCTGGGGCTGCACCTAAGCCTGTTACACGTATGCCTGAGGGCATGATGCGGATTAACCTTGGCGGACGTCTGCAATCTGCTACAGATGCACAAGGTAATCCAGTTATCAAGGGTGCTCGATATGCAGTCTACGACCCAGCAAAACGCAAAGCATATATTTACACAGATAACGACTTCGCACTTGCCGGTGAACGTACGAAGGCAGCTGCATTTAGCCTTGGTGGAACAGACAACGTCTTCCGCCGTAATCCTATTCTGACGTACAGCGACAAGGGTACTGGTAGCGAACGCATGATTCTGGGCATCACAAGAGATGCCGGAGTTGTTGTTCGTGACATCAACCCAACGGGGCAAAGCACTGTATCTGTTGTTCCTGTTAGCGAGATTCGCAACGAGCCTATCAATAAGCGTTTGATCGAATCAATGGCGAGCCAGGGCGTCAAACCAAACCCTGCTCCTGCTCCGTTTATGCCTGACGTATTTACGAATGCAGACAAGTCTGTATTCCCGGATACCGTTTCTCTTGACTCCAATTTCCAAGCAATACCTGCAAGGGTTGTCAGTAAACTAGGTGGTAAAGCAACTAACGCATACATGGTTGCGTTGCCTGATGGGACGCACATCCGTGTCAACGGGGCAATGATTAACACCAAGGGTGCTGAGCCTATTGTTCGTGGCAAGATCAGTGAGGATATGTTCCCGCAGAGCTTGTCAGATCTGATGCCACAGCGTAAGCCATTCGAGCGCCACGTACGCATTGGTACAGGTGATGACGAAACACGCCTTCAGCTAACCGAAGCTGGGTTTGGAAAAGCATGGCGCCAAGTAGGAGAAAAGTTTGCCGGTGCTCGTCAAGCTATCTTGCGTGAGCCTGATGCACAGAAGCGTGAGATTGCGATCGATATGCTTCACAACCAAATTGCCAATGAGATTGACAAGGCTGGACTCTTTACTCCTCCAACACTAGACATCAAACCAGGGTCTGTAATCCAGATTCAAATGCCATCGAGTGGTCCATTCACTGGGCAACAACGTATGCAGGATGCAATCGTTGTAGGTAAGAACCGATATGGACACGAAGTAATCCTGCCTAACTATCAACAGTTCGGTACGTTTACGATCAGCGATGCAGACGTTGATCCGGCATCTGCGCTCATGGCAGCCATGGACATCAGTCCTGAAGCTAAGGTTCCTGTTTCTACTAAGGGAGAAATTCAACCTCCAAAGCAAAAACAAACACGTGAAGGTGCTAACTTAGAAGAGTCACCACAGGAATCCGAAAACGCAAAGTACGTAGATTATCAAACGCAACCAGATACCATTCGTAAGAAGATTGATGAGGCAGTTGGTCAACTGTTTACATCGGACGAATCGCCTATTGGTCGTACAGTCGAAGTCAATGACGCATCGGAAGATACGCACATCCATGCTAGGGTTACTATGCATAACCCTGGTCGCATTACTTATCACCTGCGTACGACTGAATTCGATCCAGCATCGAGGGCACAAAAGGATCAGTACGTAACAACTTACGAAGCTTTGTATGACCCAGACAAAGATGAATGGTCTATCAGTAGTGTTTCTCCATCGTCTGTATCAATTCCAAGTTCAATGGAAATTGAGGCAGCACTGTGGAATATTGGTGATCTAGCAAAATTATCCCCAACTGATTACAGCACTTGGTTCAAGGACAATAACTACAAGTTCAAATCAAAAACAGAAGAAACTATATACCAAGCTGGATTTAGGTTTGCTACATTCCTGCAAGCCAAATACGGTGACACGTTTATCAAGAAGGACACTAAGACTGTACAAGACCTTGATAATGCCGCCGCTCAATGGCGTGATCAGCAGTTCTCTCCAATAGTAAACATGGCGTCTCGATACGATGACGCATCGTTTAGACGTCAAAACTTCTGGTCATTAGTCAATAATTACGGCTCAGGAAACCTGACATTCCCTACAGTTTTAATCGACCCTAACAAACTTACAATCGACAGATGGATTGTTAATCCAAATACTGGTCAACCATATCCAACTGATACAGACCTAGATATGGCATTAATTCCTGACTCAGCAGAAACATTAATGCGGTCTAGTGAACGTAGGCCAACATTTGCTAACAGCAACGATCCAACTAACTTCCTAGGCCGGCATATGATCCGCGTCAATGCACAGCGAGCAATTGGCACTATTGACAACTATACAGTTGTTGATAAGGCTGTAAAAGCTGGGCGAATCCCTGAGTTTGTCGCAAGTGCTATCCTAGCTGAATCGATCAAAGTTGGTTATCGTACGACTAACGCAAACGGACAGATTAATGTCCGAAGTATCGCTATTGACGCAAAGAATGACATGGTGCCAGTCGTTCTTACGAATGCAGTTCTTGTCAATGCTGGTAAAAAGCTAATGGCTGGAACACCTGCTAAAGACGCTTTGTATCAGGCTTACACTGAATGGATTCAGAGTAGTGAGCCAACTGATAAAAAGAACGGCTGGATAGTGTTACCTAAACGAGCTGGGTCTGCCGCTGCTGGTCAACTTCAAAAACTAACAGCAGGTACACAATGGTGCGTTGGACAGAAGGGTCTTGGGTACGATGCTAGTTATAGAAGATCGGGTGATTTCCACATCTACATGGAAAACGGACGTGCTCTTATTGGCATTGGTAAACAGTATGAAGGAGCTAACTGGGAAATACATGGCGATGGACCAGGTCAAAGCCTAACACCGTATGACCGCATGGTTTCGGACAAATACATTGCTAGTGGTGCAATCCCTGGATGGCAAGGTAAATCTGATGGCACTCCGATTATTAATAGCTTGGTTGCAATTTACAAGAGTGTCACAGACGGCAGTGTAAGTACGCAAGATAAGTACGCAGCTATCAAAGACATTACCCAGCGTTTGGAAGGGAAGGTCGTAGGTAAGCTTGACTTACCTAACGATGTTTACCTTACTCAAATGGATAACTTGATTGGGAACGTGGATTCTGATTCAAGGCATATCATAGCTAAATTAAACAACATCCAGAATTTTAGGGACATAGTCTTCAAGGAAATAAATGCCGAATTAGCTAAAGAAAAACAGCTACTTGGCTTAAATGATTTCTTGAATAAGTACCTTGGCGATAGTTATAGTAATGAAATCATATTAGATCCACAAGAATTAGATTTTCAGAATCTGATCAAGTACGTAGAAAACGCACCTAGAATGCGTTCAAACTTAGTGGTCATTGATGCTAACAATGGTAAGAAATCTGTTGATTTCAATCAGTGGGTTACTGGTTTTGAAAAGCTTGAGTTCAAAAACTTCAGGCTTGAAATTCCGTCAACAGTGGACCCATACATACTTGAGCGTACAAACGCACGAGAATCTACGTTCGTTTTTGATTACGATGGGAAAAATAGCGTTTTCCTAACACTTAAACTTACGACTAATTTGCCACGAAGAATAGAAAACTTCCGTGGTCGTTTTAATGTAGGTGAAAGGCTTCATTACGGAGACAAGCTATTTTTTAAAAATTCTGTCTTTGATATGGCAAGTACACAGAAGTGGGCTAACCCATTTGTTCCAGAGATAAGTTTGGATGGGGCTACGCTACGATTGCCAACAGGTCACAATATGAGCTTCGGCGAAATTCGCCTAGCAGGTTCTCCTAGTAAGATTGACCTTTATGAGACAGCCGATATCAGAAAGGTTTTCAATTACAACAACAGTGTTGTATCTTTTGACAATGTAAATTCAAAAGAAACTGGTATTAAAAACTACTACGGCATCGACCCCGTTTTTGAAACGTCATGGGTTCGTGGAGATAGGAAATTTGCAGATTATTTCCACACGGCTGTTGATGACAAGTCATTGTATTACCTTCTACCTAATGGTGAACAACCAAAGGTAATTGACATTGACAATGGTTTTGCGGGTCAAATTGAGACTTATGCCGTTGAAGGTCAAATCATCAACCTAGTCGTGAGTGGCGATAGACCAAGTGTTGGCATTTCAAATGTCAGCAACTTCTTTGATTACCCAGCACTAAACCGACCACCAGCAGTTATGGTCAATCTGATTGCAGATAATTCCAGGACTATAAACATAATCGCTCCACCTGCGCCACAAAAAGCAATTAACTTTACAGTTGGAAAAGATGTCAAGAATGTGTACATTGAGAAATCCAACGGTGCTTCGTGGAATGTCGTTAATCCAAAAGATGCAGAATTTGTAAGCTACGGGTATATCCACAGATTCGTTGATAGTAGGTTTAACAGTAAGCAAACTATTAATACAGTTGATGTAACAAACAACATAATTGACATGACCGCTATGAATTCTATCAATGAAGACTTAACGGATTCTATGGCAAATGAAAATGTTACGAAAATGTTGAGTAACGGTCGTAATAGGTATTTTGATTACCAAACCATATTCAATGGATTGTTACCAAAAGACACAGTAATCCCTTTTGGTACAACCCTCACTCTTGATCGAACACTATCTTTACCAATTGATCAAATAAGGTACGACCTAGAAAACTATCCACAGAAATTCACTAAAAAAGAATATGAATTCTCGAAGGCATTTGTAGATCTGTTTACTCCAATTAAGACTACAAGCGGATTGTCAGGAGGAGTTTCTACTGATCGGATTCCTGAGGTTTTGCACTTCATCAACAATTACAAAGAACCAGATGTAATAAACTCAACCGCTGCTATACGTAGTAAGTTCGAAGCCGTAGGTGCGACTGACTTTGATATTGCATATGGTGTAAATACAGCTCTGGCAAGTAGTCCAGATACGGTTCAGTATATTGATAATGGATCCATTTCTAGGTTACAAGCTGACCGGAATATCCTTAAATTAACAGGTATTCCTAATTACTCACGTGAGCCAACAGAGCGGTTTAGACATTTTGTATTTGGTAATGCAGCCATCGCTGGTAAGGCAAATAAAAGTACATTGCAAAATATGTACAACAATATTACTGCTCAAATGCGTATGCTTGAAAATACAAACTCAAACAAGTTTAGGTCAAACACATTCACTGATCCGACAGTAATGCCTAACAATGAAGTACTCGATCCGTTAACCGGACGGGTTGATGACCTCATGCGTCAGTGGATGATGGCTTATTACAATATTACTAACCTAAACACAAACCTACCGTTCTGGCAGTATCAATTTGTAAACAGTGTTACTCCACCTAGTAGTTATCCAAACGCTTCACAGACGATGGAATATCACCGTGAGATTATGGAATTAACTCAACGTGTCATAAAGAAAATTGAGGATAACAGGCATAAAGTTCCGCCACTTGGGACTATTTGGTACACAGTTATTCGGCACGTTAAACTTGCCCAGAAGGATTTATCTAACGGCGTTAATGCCGCATACAATGAAGCTGATATCGTGCATTTGTCATGGGCTTCTCGTCGAGTAGAGCAAAACCGACAAGATCTAGAGTTGAACATTGCAAATATGCTTGGCTCGCAAAATGGATTTACTACAGATGATTGGAGAGCTAAACACACAGGGCACTTTGATAACACCAACTATGAAATTGGTGAGGTACGTGACCTTTATGATGTATCGCGCGATTGGTCAAAAGTTGGGTCACAGAAAGCAAATGAATCTACTGATCAAAACCGTTTTGCATTACGTGTGCCTGAGTCTTTTATCAATGACAACATCAGTAACTCAACAGACAATCGTGTAGCAACTGTTTATAGCGACTACATTTCAGAGCCATATATTGCAACAGGTGCGTTATTCCAAACCAATGAACCTGATGCAGGAATTACAGAGCCAGGGCAACCATCTGAAAGACCGAAGTCATTTAAACGTAAAGCGTTTTTCTCAGCTCGTATCCCAACGAGTGCTGACTTTAAGTCGTTCTATAAAGAGTATGCTCGCATAGAGCATCAGTTTGCAGATGACCCTGCCGGTATGAAGCGTGAGCTGAATAAACTCTACGCAGCTTACAGAGACATCATTAAAACGGCAATGCCACAGATATTGGACATCCTTGATAAGGCAGCTCGTCAAGAACGCCCAATGCTCAAGAGTCGTGACATTGAGTTTACTAAAGACCGCCAGGGTTATGTGCTTCGTAAGTGGAAGGGTCAAGACCTGACCGCATTAACAGGTCGTGCTGACCTTGCTGGTACTGGCAATCCAAAGGAAATCCATAGTGTTCTTGCTAACATTGCTGGTAACAACTACCTAGTCAATGTCCAGACAGTCAGCAATAGCGTTCAGTTGTCATCCGTATTGCGTGAGCAATACAGGTTTGATCCAGATGCAGCTGATGGCGTAGCAGAAGTAGTAGACCGTTTTGCACGAGCCTGGGCACTCGAAAAGGTCAAGACTCAGACTGGTCGCTCACTAGATACTGTTGAACTTACTGGTAAGTTAGCTGCAAGTAAAGCGGCTAAGCTTCCGTCTTACAGCACGTCAAGTGAAGACTTACTGTTTAAGCGTATGGCACGTACTGAGCCTGAGATTCTTAAGGCAACAGCCGAGTATATGCGTGAGTTCTATCGTGAGCGATTTGCGGCTTTTGGCGTCATTGATAAAGCACATGACTTTGATAGCAAATACAAGGGTGCTATCTTCCGTGCTACGAAAAAGGATAGTCTTGCATTCAATATCATCGTAGGCTTTGCAAGCCGTGATCAATCGACTGGTATCCATGAGATTGCACACGCATTGCTACGTTCTATGACTAATGAAATGCGAGGTGCAGTCATCAAGTCAATGATGGCACACAACGTACGTGTAACAGAAAACACAGACGCTGAAGGCAATGTCCGATTGCCGGTAGACATTGAGGAAATGTGGGCTACTGCATTCGAAGCTAGTCTGATGCGTAAGCGTGTACCAGTTCAATATGGCGCTTACAACCCTAACGCTAAGAATCAAGCAGACCCAACCCTGGTAAAAGTATGGAACGATATTGGGGAATACCTTAGGGGCACCCATGAGATTGCTATCGCTAAACTTGAGAGCCAAGGAAAGGCTGTAGATGCCGAGGCTTATCAGCATAAAGTCCAATGGTATGCACCGCTTCGACCAGATCAACGACTGTTCAAGAAGATGGGTGTTGTCGCTAAGTTAAACGGCATTGATCGTCATGCAACAGTAACAAAAGCACAGGCAACGATCGATTCACCTGTTGAAGTTTTGTTCGACAATGGCACGGCTGCAACTATTCAGCGGTCAGACATCATACGTCTTGGTGGCTGGACTGGCGGATTCAATGATGCAACGCTCGATGTCATCAGTAACTGGCTTGGTAGTTATTATGCCGATACTCCTGGAAAGCTCGGGCAACCTGACAAGCCAGGGCATCGTACAAAGATGCAGACATCATTCCCAGAGTTGTTTGCTGATTACGACCCAACCGTAATTAACATGGGACAGATAACTGGCAAAGCAACTGAAGCAGCTCGGTATCAAGAAGTTACCCCAGATGATGTTCATCAAGCTGTTTCTGCAATCTCGCCAATGTCAATGCAGGAATACACACGTCTTGTAAACGAAGGCATTATGCCTAAGATGCGAGATGGCAGATACCTAAGCATTGATAAACAAGTTGCGTTAGCACGAGCAACCATGGCAGAGAATATGGCATTTGATGGCAAGCCAAACTGGAATGCCGCTGTAATGTACGTTCCAACACTGGGTACTAACGCATCTGCTATTAAGAGTTTCACTGCATCAGACATGGTTACTAAGAGAGAGTTAGTTGAATTAGCACGACTACTTGACAACTCTTTGGATCCAGACGTTCTGTTCCATATGCTGTCAAGGCTTTCATCAGCCGGTATACCAAACGTTCAGCAAGTGTTTTTTGACAGCACAGGAAAAGGTAAGGCTTTAAGAGTACCTGTCACTTATGCACCAACACTGGCTGCTATTGGGAAAATGCGACAAGACGGAATGTCTCTTGCATTTGCAAGTCAAATCTTTGCCAACAAGATAGACAAGTCTGTCACCGAAACTTACATAACTCCAGATGAATTTGACACGATTTCCATGCAAGTTATGGGAGTCAAATATTCAGATCGTGACGTAAGACGTATCTTTAACGATTTGAATTTGATTCCACATCTTGTCAGAGATAAACGAACAAATGCATACGCATTCTTACCTCAACACGTAACTATACTTAAGGCAGTATCAGAAGCACGTAAACAGCAAGTTAGTGAATTCGAGGGAGCTGGACTTAAGTCTGGTCAAACCTATAAGGTCGGACCATCATGGGCAAAAATTAAAGAACGTCTCATAAACAATGGAGATTTTGTAACTGCATACAATTACATCGTTAACCACCCGCAGTACGTTTCTAAGGGACGCGAATTAACACTAACGCCATTGACTCAACACGGTGATAAAAAATCCTTCCACGGAAACTCTTATTCCGATGTTGAATCTACCGGGTTGTTCCAGACTAATGACCAACCAGCTCACCCTAGCACTAAGATTGCATCCTTGTCATCGGACAATCAAATCCGTACGGCATTGGCAACAATCATAGGCCAGGGTCGTGTTCAGTACGATGGTAAACAGATATCGGCTGTAATGGATCGCAACGGTAACAAGTCAAATGTCCACAGGCTATTGACTAAGGTACATGGTTACGACCAACGTACAGCTTTAGGTTTGTACGCCATGACTGAAACAGCAGACTTTAAAAAGTGGTCTGGCTCTCATCCTATTATTGAGTCTGTATCTAATGAGGATGTACGTCCTGACACCTCAATTAGTCAGATGACGTCTTACCAGAGAACTGACGTTCGAAGGTATCTATCTGGCAAGGCAGTACTTGCGGTACTCAACAACGCTTCCGTTAATCCAATAACAGACAACGATGTTGAGACAATGGCAATCCATCTACAGGATTACTACCGTTCGTCAAATTACACTGTTGGTCAACTGACCGAACAGATCAATGATTTGTTTAATAGCCCAGAATCCCTGATTGCATTCCAGACGTCTATTGAAAATGAATTGCGTGGACCGCAATTCGACAACGTACGTAATGTAATGCGTTCGGCTGATGACTATGTGTTCGCAGCTCAGACTCCTCGCACGGGCAAGGGAATAGTAACCCTCGCAATGGACCCATCTGGTTCTGCCAGATACCTGACTTCACTTAAGGGTTATGTGATGCCATCTGGTGTCACTGCAATGGATGGCAATGGTCTATCCGCAAACTACATCCGATTGGACAACCCTCAAGTTAAGGACATGAAGGGTAAAGGTATTACAGCACCCCAGGTTGAGGCTATGTTAGATAACGCTGTGAAAGCCAAGCGTGATGGCCTCATTTTGCTAAACGTCAACCATACAGTTGGTGGGAACGCTGTACTACATAACATTGTCATCCCTCGCAACAAACACTCACTGCGCCCAATTGATGTACATCCAAAGGTCAGCTTGGCAAGTTACTTCAGTGGTGGTGGATTACTTGAAGTAGGGTCCAAGACATTTGCTGTACCTGCTCTTGCCGTTGAATACGACAAGAAAATTGCACGTGTATACGCAGAGAACCACGGCGATCATGTACTAGCTACGGATGTATTGAGCATTGATCCAGAATCACTCAAGGGTGTTCAATGGTTCCACGCTTCACCTGTCTGCACAGATGTATCTAACGCAAAGACAGTTGGTCGTATAGCTGGTGCGGATAGGTCAACGGATAGAGACCGTGACTTTGCACGTGCAGTTGCTCGTGTAATCCAGACAGCTAAACCACCAATTGTTACCATTGAAAACACTGAAGCATATGCTCGTACCAGTGCACTCAAAATCATTACCGATGCACTAGAAGGTTATACGTATGACATAGGCGTCTACAATGCTAAAGACTACGGTAGCCCAACAGATCGCAAGCGATTGTTTGTACGTGCAATGTTGATGCCATCCAATGGTGTATTGCCTCCTGTTCCAGGGAAGCACGTTACTCAGCGTTCGTGGATGGATGCTATTCAGGACATCCTGCCTTCAATGCCTGTTGACATCAATCCACAGGTCAATAAACGTATGACCGAAAGTCTGCGTAGGAATGGCATGGACTGGAACAATGTTCCATACCCAGTACTTGTGCAACAAACGCAAAACTGGGTGCCACGTGGACCAGATAAACCTGCACCAACAATTGTGGCAAGTGATGGTCAGATGTTCCGAGTAGTCATGCCAGGTGGATTGGTATACAAGCTGAATAAAGATGCTGTACGCAGACTGCAAGGTCTGCCTGATGACTTTGTGCTACCTAACACTCATGGGTTTGCACAGAAGATTATCGGCAATGGCATTCCTCCACAGTTGACTCACGCCTTGGTTAGCCCTTTGGTTAAGAATCACATTGATGGTCGTATCCGTGCGGCAGCAGATGGCTTTGCTAATGCTCAAGAACCTGCACTCTTCAATACAGCTTATGACCCGGTAAACCCTAGTAGGTCATACAAGTATGTGGAGACACATGAGGATGCACCGGGCGCTCCGTACTACGTTCAACGTATTACTCCTCGATCCGCACCAACAACGCATGGTCGGTTGTGGAATGTACTTGACCAAATCAATGACATTAGCCGCCTTGTTCTTTCAGGTGACCTTGCATTCGCTACACTTCAGGCCGGTATTATCGGTTTGTCTAATCCACGTGTTGGCATCAAGGCATTCTGGGCTGGACTCCATGGGTTTGCTCCAAACCTACAGATTGAACTTGGTGGCCAGAAGTACGGTTACGGAAAGATTGGTCGTGAAGTGTTCCATAAGATCGGCGATGGAATGCGCGCTCATCCGCTATACAACGTAGCACGGGAAGCTGGCTTACCGTTGTCTATGTTTGAGATTGATGACCGTGTAATGATTCGTAAAGAAGAATTACTGCACAACCTACGCGAGACCAACCCTGAAGCAACTATCGACGATATCGAAATTGACTTGATGGATATCGATGAGTTGGGTGCTAACGACGAATGGTATATGAAGGGTCGCTTTACTCAGCACTTGCCAATGCAAGGGCAGTTCGAGCGATTCAACGTAATCATGCATGACACAGTATTGTTGACGCAGTTCGATAACTGGACAAAGGTGCTTCTCAGTAAAGGTTATGAACCTGGCACAGAGAAGTTCAACAATGCTCTCAAAGATGCAGCTCGTATTCTGTCTGTCGCAATCGGTGACGTAAAGTATTCAACTGATACTCAGAAGGATGCTACTGCATCACGATTTGCCAAGGTTCTTTTCACTGCTCCTCGATGGCTTATGAGCCGTGCACTCATTGACCCAATGCTCAATCCAATCTTGAGTAACTCTGCTATTTTCAGTAAGTTGCGTGAGGTTATGGGCGAAGATAACCCGGCATTCAATCTGTACGCTGGCAATAAAGATGTATCTTTAATGGGTCAGAGTATGTGGTGGCGGTTAGCTGGTGCACAACTAGCATTGATTGTTATGGCATTGATTTATCAGAACTGGAACCCTGACGTTGAGGTTGACCTTGTGCGTAATCCGTTACGTGTACGCGTAGGCGATTTCAGGATGGATCCAGTCGCTGGCCAGTTCGACCATGCTAAACTCGCACTACGCCTGGCTACCGCCTTGTTGACTACAGACCAAACTGTTCTCAAGAAAGCTGAGCGTGAAGGTATCCCTCTATGGCTATACCAAATGAAGGACGTAACAAAGGAGATGCAGTACAAGATGTCTCCAATGTTGAATACAGCGTTGTCAATGCTTGGAGGTAACGACTATCAGGGATTCTATAACGATCCGTTTGGTGCTGTTATGTCTGGTCGGTCGTTGTCGGTTGTTGGCTCTGGTTACTTCAATCAATCAGATACAGCACAAACGTTCTATGACACAATGCTTAAACCAAGTGTGGAAGCGATGTTTGGTAAGAAGGCAGCAGATAGCGTTACCCTGAGTAATGCAATCGTTGAGCGTATGCCAACACTATTTCCGCAGATGTTTGATGCAATGGAACGTGCAATGGACTACGATAGACCTGTTGCAGCTTACGTCCTAGCTAACACCATTCCGAACTGGATTGGACTTAAGGTTGAGATTGCACCGGCTGAAGAACTAAAGAACCGCATCAGAAATAAGAATGCAGTATCTGCTGAAGAAAGCCCAACAATCGTCAAGCTTCTCTCGCAAGGACGTGTCAAGGAACTATTCACTGGTACGAAGAAGGTAGAACAACCATTATGGGGACTCCAGTAGAACTGTATAACTTAGCCAAGGGGTATGTCGGAACTGAAGAACAGCCCCTTGGTAGTAATCGAGGGTTGTTGATCGACCGATGGAATCACAGAGTAGGTGCACCACTAGGAAGCTTTTGGTGTGCCAGCTTTGTGTCAGCAATGACGCGAGACTTTGCACTCGCTAATGACATTACGTTTCCGCTGAGTCCATCCGCATCCTGTGATGACTGGTTGATGCAGGCCAGACGTAAGAACTGCCTATCCTCTTATCCAGCCCCAGGTGCATTAGGTTTGATTCTCAGCCCGTCGAATTCTAACGATGCTACACATATCTTTGTCCTTGGCCCGAAGACTGGTGATGTCTACCCATCTGTTGAGGGGAACAGTAACAGTGGCGGTAGTCGCAATGGATATAGCGTAGCGGAGCGCAAGAATCACTTAGCAGGTCGTAATGCCAGCCGTGTCGTGTATATCCATTGGTGGGAGTTACTAGACGAAGAGGACGGATGGCAGGTAAAGATTGGCGAGACGTTGATTGATGGATATCTAGCCAGCAACAGTGTCTATATCCCACTTCGGAGAACACTAACAGTTCTTGAGGGCACAGATAAAGGGCTTACCTATGATGGTAAACCAATGATTCACGGCAAAGCTGTGAAGGCAGAGATGGTGGTACATGAGGGCAAGACATATGTCAATGCTCGATCCTTCCTAAACGAATTTGGTCTACCATTCGAAGTCAAACCGCAAATCAAAGTAATCGAGGTCGATCATGAAAAGCCATCCTGGATTTAAAGCAGTACAACAATCGATAGCAAAAAAGCAAGGTGTTAGCTCGGCTGTTGCTGGAGCCATCCTTGCTTCTGCTACACGTAAAGCGTCACCCGCAGCTAAAAAGGCTAACCCTCGCCTGAAGAAGGTAAAGTAGGAAGCTCCCACTTCTTCTCTTCACCGGGCGTCCCTACAGTCAACGATATACCAGGGGCTATTAGCACTTCATCTGTTGATAGCCAATCTGGTAACTCATCGTAGTTAATCTTTAGCATCCCAAGTTTTATGCCAGCACGTAATGGATCGTGCACGTCGAGTATCTTGTAGACGTGCCATAACTGTTGCTGTACCTCAGATTGAGTTATCCCTAATCGCCGAGCTGCGACTGCTCTATCTGGATTGATGATGACGGATGCAAGTATCTGCCTCATCCATGGAGATACCTTCTTCCTTATTACTCTCATAGTAGTCCTTGAATGTATGTACTAAACTTACCGATGCTTGGGGTGTACTCTAGAATCGCTGTACCCACTGGGCCGTTTCTGTTCTTGCCCACGATAACTTCACATTCATCTGTATCAATGTCTGAACGCTCACTCGATGCCATGTAGTACGAAGGTCGGTACAAGAACATAACTACATCAGCATCGGACTCAATATCACCACTCTCCCTGATGTCACTCATCATTGGACGCTTGTCATCTCTCTTCTCACTGCTTCTGTTTAGACTGCTGAGTGCAATGACAGGCGCCTCAAGTTCACGAGCAAGAGCTTTGAGACCACGACTGACTTGACCAATTTCCTGTGTTCGGTTTTGACCAGGGGTGGATATCATTTGCAGGTAGTCAACGACAACTAGGTCGCATCCACTGCTCGACGCTAGACGTAATGCTTTCGACCGCAGACTTTGCATGGACATAGGATTGCTAGCTGCAAGGTACAGACCACTGTCAAGTAAGTCAGCACGAACACCACGTAGCCGTAGACGTTGTTCCATTGACATGACGTTGTTCTGTATCTGCTTTAGGTCAATGCCCGACCTCAGTGCCAACAGTCGCTGAGATGTCATAGTCTCGGACATCTCAATGCTCACAAACAGAACTTTCTTATCTGACATTGCGGCGTTGAGACTTAAATGTAATGCGAACGCAGACTTACCCATGGATGGTCGGGCGCCCAAGATTATCAGCTCGCCCTTACGCCATCCGCCAATGACATCGTCAACATCCTTCCACCCACTACTGATGCCAGCCATCTTGAAGTTAGATTGCCTAGCATCAATCTCATCCAGCACAGGTTTTATCGTGTCATCTACATGGGTGTATGAATCACTGTTGGACAACCCTGACAACGACCGAGCTGCCGATATGAAGTTATCTGCGATCGTTGGTGGGTCGGATTCATCTTCCTGTGCTTGCTCAATCATCTCTGACGCCAGTTCGATGATTCGGCGTCTATCTGCGTAGTAGCGAACAGACTGTGCGTAACTGACAGCATGAGATGTCGATGGGACTAGCTCGCCAATCTGCATGATGTATGCCAGACCACCAACGGAGTCAAGGATGTTCTGCCTGTCTAGTTCATCCCGAAGCGTGACAATGTCCAAGTCAAGGTCTAGGTTAATCACATTCCGCATGGCTTCAAAGATACGCCCGTTAGCCTCACGGTAGAACTGCGAACCGGATGTAACTACAGTGTCAACCTTCTTGTAGGTCTTCATCCCACCTAGGAGAATGCTCCCCAGAAGGCTCATCTCTGATTCGATAGATACCGGAATCTTCATAGAATCCCCACTCCCCCTGAACGTCAGGGTTCTGACCGAACCATAAGCCATACTTAACGGCTACTCGGTCTAACTCAAACTCAATAATGTAAATGATGTCTGTTGGTTGTGCCGCCTTGTAGTCACGTATCACTGCGATATATCTGTGACGCGGGATGTACAAGACGGCTAGAGACATTAAAGCTTCGACGGCATCATTGTCATCATTGACGCCGTGAAGAAGTGCACCACTACGAGGTGATTGCGTGGGTCTCCGTGGCATTCAGCACCGTTCGTGCTCTATCCAGTAGCGGATGTTTAGGTGGGTTGACTAGTACATGATCGAGGTCAGTGTTTGCCATCACATGATCGAAGCATTCGTTGATTAGTCTCTGGTTTTCTTCAGACGTGCGTGACCGAATAGCATCCCATCCGCCAATCGCTTTAATCAGATTGGGTACGAGTGGATGCAGTTCACCACGAGTAACCGCAAGTGCGGTGTACTTTTCACGTTCGGTATGCATAACTCTAGTTATTATATTTGAAATCGTCGTGTAGATTTGCAGTGGGGTCAACCCTGGCACAATCGCATCCAAGACGAGCGTACGAAGTTTAGCTGGTGTTGGTCGAAACTCGCAGGTTGCCAGAGCTTTTTGGACTGCATACATTACACAGTCATCGTGCCAATCTTTCATGGCTACTGCATACATCACAGCAACTCTCTCGTCCCATGGCTGTTGTGCTGGCATAACCGCAAGCAAATTAGCAACAGTGGTAAACACAGAATCCGTCATTTGAAACTCCTCAATTGTTTATACACGTAAGTATCCTAGTTGTCCAACCCTTTGGCGATTCTCAGTGCAGACATCGCACCCTGGCTAATCTGATGGACTGCCATCATAGCCTTTGGTAGCGTTGGTGCAGTAGCCGCAGTCCAATGACTCCAAAGGGCGTTGATCGTTACCATCTCACGTTCCTTCCACTTACCTGCGAGGTTACGAGATGCTTGCCTGACTTGTTCGGGCGTTATTCCTCGATGAACCATTTGCCTAAGGACGTGATGAGCCTTCTTCCATTCAGCCAGTGTGTAATCTCCAGCCATTGGGAATATCTCCTGCCTCCACGCCAAGAACAGAGGTAATGCAGGGTCATCATCCTTTGGAAGCTGAATTCCTTTTCTCTGTCCCCTTTGGGGACTTATAGGGGATATTGTTCTTTCTGTTTCTTGTTCAATGTAATGGGGGGTATATTTTTTATCCCCCTCCAGGGGGGTAATTTTTATACCCCTCCCCTCACCTTCAAACTGAACGAGTTGTTCATCACTTGGCATCACGACATACAGGTTACTAGTCTGGCGTCCAGATGGTGTATGTCGCTCAGAGATAATGAGCACCCGCTGGCCCTCAATTTTGACCTCTGACAGGCGTTTGATAGCGGACTTGACAGTTTGCTCACTAAGCCCTGTCTCTGTGGCTAATTTCGCCAAGCTAGGCCAACAGACATTGGTAGAACCAACGTGCATCGCTAAGCAACACAGAACCATCCAGTCAGACGGCTGAAACACGTTCATGTAACGCAAGAGCTGCGTATCCATTTGAATCCATGCGATGTCCTTGTGACCGCTCGCATGGAAACTGCGTCCGTTGAATATGCCAATCATCTGTACGGGCACCTGTCGCATAGGTCTGGTGAGTCAATGCATTCGTTAGCATTCTTGAGAATGCGTTCAGCCTCAAGAGGAGTCATGCCCTCAGGTACACGTATCAGTTCCGATTGCTTCCGATTGACTGGTTCACCTTTGACGTGAACAGTAAGTTCATCTGCTGTCCAATCATTCTGTTGTGCAAGCATAAGTGCACGGCTCTGCTCAGAAGGATCGAGGCGAGCAACCGCACGATGATGCGTCCAACTGAGTAACGGCTGTCGATTAATCATTGGGATTGCATTGCTGACCCATGCGTAGTTGGCAAGAGCTTGGTAGCTGTGACCCGTTGCCTCCATAGCCTGGGCATACTTCTCCCCATACTTCCGTTGCCCATAGTTCAAGGCATCACCAATGGCAAACTGCATCGCTGTTTCCAAGCGACTGATAGTAGCCATCAACCGAAACCAATCCTCATATGGGATGTCAGACGTGAAGTCAACGCCGACATCAGAGATGCGTACGCTGTTAGGGATGCTGTTGATTTGTACGTGTACTAATTCTTCCACTTATCCTCACCCTTTCTAATGTCATCGTCAATCGTCTGTGCAATGTATGCTAAAACCAAAACCGGGGTGATCATTATCACCCCGATTACGGCCGCAACTACCAACGCTACGGTTTCCCAGTTCATTCGTCTGCTCCCACGGTTTTGATGACGTATTTTGTTTCTTCTGGTGTAACGTCAAACCCATGTATGGTTGCCTTCGATGGGTCAGCAATCATCTCCTGCTTAATCTCTTCTGGAATCAAGCTAACCAAGACAGATGACCTTACCTTGATTGCACCAGGGCAGTGGTCTTCAGCCCAGAATATCGCGGCTTCTTCATGCCCAACGCTTACCTTTGCCTTCGATTGGCGAATAGCAATGTCACCCCATGGCGTGGTCATTGTCTTGACCCGAAGTGTTCCATCAGCCTTACGTGGCAGGTTGTTTTCAGCGAAGCGTCCAAGTTGATTCTGGTAAGACTGCAACAGCCAGTTCTCACGGTTTTGCAGTCGCTTCAACTCACGCTCTTGCTGTTTGATAAGCAGGTTGTACTTTGCTTGGATGCCAACCATCTTTGCTTTAGTCTCAGTGATCGCCCTCATGACAGCCAAAGCTTCTTCTTCAGATGTCACCTCAGGTGCAAGCCATCGAGACTTTGGACCGGCATACTCGCCGGTCTCAGGGTGGTACAAGTGCACCACCCCATCATCCTCGATCTCAACCCATTCGATTGGCTCCATCATTCCACCACCTTGACGATACGTCCTTCGACCAAGCCGTTGATGAGTTCGTTCGCTTCATCGAACGTACCGCATTCGCTTAGTGTCTTTGCGGCGGCATAGACTGCTTCGACTTCGTAGTCTTCACGACCGCTTAGCATCTGGTAGATGCGAGCCGAGTCTTCCTTGTCCATCTGACCCCAAAGGCGTTCAATCTCCTGCTTGATAAGAGCACCTGCTTCACGCATCGTACGCTTAGGTTGGGCTGGAGCTGCCGGAGCTTTCTTAGGTGCTTCGATTGGAGAATCTACAATGCGTGGGTTCTCAACACCTGGCACAACCTCGTCAAATTCTGGGGCGAACTGGGTTCCATAGCCAAGAATGCCCAAGGCACGTCCGATGGCGCCGGTTTCTGCCTTTTCCAAGAAGTCACCAAAGCCTTTGATGTCTTCCATCTTGGTGCCTTCAGCCTTGACAACACCGTTCTGGTCAGCGATCGATGCCTTGCAGATAGCGTACTTGGCATCCATGTCAAGCTTGATAATGCTGGTTGTGATTGCCCAGTCTGGGTTCTCATCACGGAACCATACCAAACGGTACTTGACTTCGAGATAAGATTTCCCCTTCAGGGAAATGAGATGGTCATTTGGGTTAAACATTGAAACTCCTCTTTACCAAACGGATGAACCGTTCAATCTGATTTGGCTCCGGCATTGGCTTGTATGTAGCACGGAGCGCCCTAATGGTTTGGATAGCTGTAAGCGTAATGCGGTCTGTTTCAAGGGCGAAATCGCAAAGCTCCTGAATAGCATCCTTGCTCTTGAATAGAGTGCCCATATCTTCATGTGCACTGTACACAAGTTCTTGTGCCGCCAAACTGACGGCTTTCTGTGCACTGAGTAGGCTGGCAGCCAACTCGTCAAACTCCTCTAGTGTCATCGTTTACTCCTAACCTATTAAGTAACCCTTCTTCAGGGTCTGTCCCGAATACTGCATCCTGAGTGGCTGGATGAAGGATGAGCGATGACTTGATGTCATATATGCGTCCTTCATAGTTCAAGTATGTGTAGTCAGCACCCCACTCAAAGAATGTCCTAGTAACAAACTCAGCAGATGACGGGCTAGGGCATTCTACGTCACAGCATCCAATCCCCGCAAGTAACCCAGGTACATCTTGATTGATGATAGGGTTGCCAATTTTATCTGTGACCCACGAGCCATTGACTCTGCATCCTACAGCCAGGGTGTATGGGTCAGAGCACAGGTTAGATGTGGGAGTCCAGTGCAAAGCTGATGCAACCCAACCGTTACCACCAGAAAGGCAAACGAATTCGCCATCGATCTTGAGACCACGGGCATAGTAGCCAAGTGTTTGCCATGAGAGTGCCTCGATCGCAATGTCTTCGATGCCTTGGTTCTCAATGGTTTCAGCAAGCATCTTCTCGGCGCCTTCCAGCGTTGTAGATGCGAGCACAAAGCTAACTTCATCAGACCCAACGCACAATGCGGAGAAGACGTTCTTGTTTTTACTCTCACGGCAAATGATGTACACCTGTGTGTGTGGAGCTGCGTCTACATCGTAGTTCCATGCGTCACGTTTTATCGGCAAGAATGGTAGTGTTGGCACGTTCAAACCCCTCAATCTTTTCTACTTGTTCTGGATTACCCAGAAGTGTCTCAGCTAACTTCATTGCATCTAGCACTTGACCAAGGTTACGACAGATGCAGGTCATCCCTTGGTGAGCAAGCATGGCTTGCTCTTTCCTGACAACACCAGTGGCTGTCTTCAATTCAATTCCTAATCCAAATGGAATCTTCCACCACGGAGCATGGATGTATAAATCAGGTAGTCCGGGTGTGTTGCCTTGCCAACCTGTGGCATAGGACTCTGTCCCGCAACGCTTGCATCGCTGTTTAGATCTAGCCTTACCTGTCTCCAGGATGGTGTATCCAAGGAGGGCTAGGCAACTGCGAGTCATGTTCTGAAGGGCACTTTCGGTCATGGTATACTCCCCCTGAACTCCTCAGTTCGAAACTCCTCACGGGTGGGGGTGCCAAGCTCCTAGTGGCATCCCCTTTTTTCTACCCGGCGTAGAATATCATCCCTCCTCCCTTGAAGCATCATGCACCCACCTCCACAGGTATCTGGTGATTTCTGGTGTGATTGCTACACCATGTGCTCGCCTGTAGTTGGTTACCCGCATAGCGATACCAAGTGTGCGCGGATCCGGGGCACGAAACACCATCTCACGAAATCCTGTGTCGGTTTGCATCACATCTATCCACGCCGCGAATGACGGCTTGGGGTGTGTTGTTGCGTCCCACAATCTGCGGGAAGGTTTGCATTGCTCGCCCATGTTTCGGCTTGTTACGACACCAGCCTTGATACCGATCGAGGTTCGAAGCTTGAGTGGGTAGTGCCCATTCAGGAACCTCACCCACTCTGTAGTTTTCTGTGCCCTGGTTGGCGTTACTGCTGAATACATCTCAACGTAGCCGGTGGATTTTAATTCCTTCATGGCAATGATGTATTCGGTCAAGAGGAGACGTGCCTGATGGCGATTTGTGCACCATTCAGACACGCCCGGTCGGCAGACCTTGTAGATTACCACCGTGGTTTGACAAGTCCCTTGATGCGGTCACGGCAGTAGCCACACTTCCAAGGTGGCGTCCAATCACCTTCAAGGAATGCGTCGATGATTTCATAGACGTATGCCTTACGCATACTCTTAAAGTCCATGGATGCGTCATCGTGGTGTGTTCGCACGACAATATCCATGTCTGCATTAATGTAGACCTCGTCATCAACCTGTGTATCGAGAGGAGAGATGCCGGGGGTAACGATGAAGCTGCATAGCTGTAACTTCCAGCTCTTCCATACGATGCTGGTCAGTGGTGCATCTTCCCTAAGACCCACACGCACCTCGATCTGTGCGTAAGCGTCTGTCAGGTGCTCAGGGGATGAATCCTTGATGCGATTAATCAGCGTGAGACTATCTTTGTGATACTTGTTTAAATCGATGTTCATTTTGTTTCTCTTTTGATGTCAGACATACCTGCGGTATGTGTGTGTGCTAACGATCGAACCAACCTTCGCAGGTGCATTCGAACAGGTACGCAAAGGTGGATTTACGATTGATGGTGTAGGTATCGTCAATGAGGTCGCTAGTGGAGGAGAGAAGCTCCTCGTCGTTGTCAAAGATTAACTCTACAGGAATGCCACACTCCTCAGCATGAAGCGTGAAGCCAGTCAGGAAGACGCCAACCATCAGGTCGCAATCATCGTCGCTATACTCAGGCCATGCTTCCAGGACTGCTTGTCCACACACGCTGAGAATATCAGCCAGGCATACAACGACAGGCAGCTCTGGCCCATCGACGGTGTAGTGCCCTTGTGAGTCCCACTTATCCTGGAAGGATGTCTCCCAAACTACCAAGTCTCTGTTCATAGTATTCTCCTAGATCCACAGGCTGACCGGAGCCAGCCTGTGGTGTGTTGGTGCTACTCGTCGATGCGGAATCGACGTCGAAGCTCGCCATACAAACAGCCGATGACCTTGTTGAGGTTGTCAGTGTACGAATCATAATTGATGGTGAATTCGCCAGCGTCAACCCAGCCATCTGTCTCACCGCCGTTGCACTTGGCGATTTTGGCAGCCAGCACAGGGTCAGCCGAATCGAATGCGTAGCCACATCCCTTGAATTGAACCAGAGCACTGGGGATGCCATTGATACGGCTGAACTTCACACGTACCTTGACATTGAGCGTGACCCATTCACTACCGAACGGGTCACAGGTCATGGCGTCCAATTCGAGCACCTTTGGTGCTGTGTTGCGGACACGTTGTGCAATCAAGGTCAGCGCCGTGCCAGCACTAGGAATCACGCTGGCGATGGCTGATGCGACACGGATGGCATTGTTCGTCAATGCCGGATAGTCAGATGCTAATATGTTGCTCACTTCACTTGCTCCAAGTCTGCAACGGGGATGTACCGTTGCACGTCAAACCCGCATGGCTTGCCCCATTGCCAAGCTTCCATCGAAACGAGCACCTCTGCGGCGTCATACGAGACAACGCCGGGGGCTGGTGCAAGGACCGTGACAACCCGCAAGGGGTTGCCACGATACATCAGCTTTTCTCCTACTGTCACGGGTTGCTGTTTCATCAGTCAATCCCAATCCTGATGTGGCCGGGAGCCACACTCTGGACATTTCCAGCCAAGCCGAAAGTCTTCAGTGAAGGTGTCGCATTCCCTGCAACGCTCTTCGGACATCTCCTGCTGGAAAACCTCAACACCAAACTGACGCTTTGCCTTGAGGTCTTCGAACGTCACGCCGTTGCAGTCTGCAGCGAGGTCTGCTGCCTCTTCAAGGACAACATCGGTGTCAACGTATGGAAACTCAGGGAGAGTGTGCATATGTGCCTGTATGGCTTCTGCTGAGGTACAGCCAGCCTTGATGGCATCTGTCACCAATGTGGCGTATTGAAGGTCAAAGATACTGTACATATTATGAAACCTCCTCGGACTCTGGAAACCAAACATCATTGTCCTCATTGAGACCCTTGGCAATCAGGCGGTTAAGCGAACCAGCCTCGATCCCGTCGATATTGATGCAGAGTGCAAGGTCACAGACCGTGCTGTTGCTGTCATCATCCTGTGGCTCCTCATCATCCTCATCGGTGATATCGACATCTGTCCAGAATGTGGAGATGTCATAGCGATGGGTGCATTCTTCCTCTTCTGGCTCGCCATCCATGACATACGACCATGACTTGACAACATTGTTGCGGGTGGGAGTGCTCATGCCTTGGTAGTTAGCAGGGTCGAGGTGTGCGGACTGCTGAAGACCAAGTGTGTTTGCCAGTTTGATGGCGTGGACGAATGCCTCTGCGACTTGCTCGACTGAGACGGTGGCTACTGTTTTAGTTTCCATAGTGTTGATACTTCCTGTCAGGTAGTAACCCGACAGAGAATATTACCACGCAAGTAAGTAGATGCAAGGGTAGGGGGAATTATATTCTGTAGGTTTTTAGGCTGTTTTTATCTGCGACATACCTGCGGGTGTGTGTGTGTCTCCGGCCGAGGCACGAGGCCGGATGTATCGCAGCCCGCTAGGGATCGAGGTGGGGAGGGGCGCCCCGCTAGGGATCGAGGCAGCTCCAGCCTAGGGCGCTGGGCTAAAACCAAGGCAAAAAGGCCCAGCAACCCACCAGCAGGGCAGAATATCGCTTTGTTAGCTGTAGCAAAGTCTATAGATCTATAGGATTGGAACGCCTCAGCTTTTTTCTGGCGGCACACTCCTGGCAAAGACTCCCCCACTCCCCCACCCTAAGCGTATAGGCACAAAAAAGCCCCCCGGAGGTACCGGAGGGCTTGGATTCTATCGGCGAGTTGTCAGCCTATCGTATAAGACTAACAAGGCGAATATCAGCAGGAACCATAAAAGACTAGGCATTAAGAGCACCTAGCGTGCCTTTTACCTTTTTCACGCCTTGACCATGGGCGGCTAGAAGAATGACTAACTTTTTAGAGCGTAGCCAATCAGCCCGAAGGCACAACCCACATTCTAGGCAGGAGTCTTTTGTCCCTACTTGCTCAGGGCACGGTATGCCCTTGAAACCATTGCCAAGGTCTACCAGTTTATTATCGTCGTGATGGTCTACGACCATAGCACAACCAAACCCACGGGCGTCAGCCTCTGGAAGGTCAGCCGGACGCTCAGTAGATGCAAGCACGGAGACGCCACCCCAGTCTGAACGCATGACAGACCGCCACGCGTGAGTATAGGTATAACAGACTTGACCGTGCTTAGCGGTATAGCGTGCAGCGGCTTGGCTTAGGATTCTAGCCGCCTGCGGAGTCTTACAGTCCCCGACAACGTGCACACGGCAGGGACGCTTACCCGTCAAGCCGTCAAGGGCTAACGCCTCAGCCGTAGCGACATCCTCAGCGGTAGCCCACGCCGCCACCACGGGAATAAGGGAGTTTAAGACCCTAGTATGCATACCTTGCATATTGCCTTCAGCAAAACATCCAGCTTCAAGGAACGGGCACCGGAACGGGTCACCCGCTTGGCTACCCGGGCAGGATAACTGGGAGGCGGAAGTAGCAGACATCGGGCCTATCTTACCGTTACGGGATACCTCAATGGCAGAAACCATAGAGGCAAGGACGGCTTGGACGTCAGCGGAAGACGGGCGGCTGATTGAAGGCACAGCCGGTGCCATGGGTAAAGTAAACATGAGGTGATTATACCACCCAGCAGGTACAAACTCACACTATAAATACAAGGCAGAATATAGAGCACAAACAAACGGCAAAAAGCCAATGGAATAAAGCACGACAACGCGGGGATGGTATCACTAACGCTGATTCACCAGCCAAAAATACCACAGACATACTTGCAAGGCATACCAGCACACCACCAGGCAAGCAGCTTGAAGCCCCTGGAAAAATACCGGAAACGTACAAAAAAATACCGGATGCCTTTTTTAGAGCCAAAAAATTTTCGGCGCTGCGCGCCGTACATTCGTTCTCTTACGCTAAGCAATTGTGTGCTACTGATAGTTATAGATAGGTGTAAAGCTTTGTGTTGGAGATATGATGGCGAGCTGATCCCGCTAAAGCGGGAGTGACCCCTTCGAATCCCTTCACTTCGCTCAGGCATAGAGTAGGAGGAGGTGTGGTAGCTGTGAAGCCCCAGTGGATCCGCACAGTAGTGCGGAGTGTATAGTCTCACTGCGTTCGCCTATAGGTACACATTTCTTTCTGCTCTGTGTGCTGTGTGATACTTACCAGCGACCTGTGTTGTGGCGGGGGAGATGGGTGTGGCATATAGGTAATCGATGAGGTAGAGCCGTAGCGTACACCCTCACATTCGTTCGTGTGTAGATAGCCCGAACAGTCCTTGCTCACGTGCGTTCGCCAGGAGATGGGATGTGTATGAGCTGTGTAATTGACCCTATGTGTTAGTGTGACTAAGATATACAGGAGGTCGCTTCGCTCCATTAGATTGTGTGCTTAGGTTATGGGGTGGGAATACAACCATAAGAGAATAACCATACACAGTTAACCGCCAGTCTGTACGTGCAAGAATGCTTCGCTTCATTGCACTGGACTGTCGGTATTTCTGTTTTGTTTCTTCTTCTTCCGGTGGGTGTATTCGATTCATGCCGTCCGGTTTTTTGGCGTCCGGTCCCCTCCCCTCCCCCGCCGGGCGGTATACGCTACAATCTGCCGCGCCTCCCCTCCCCTCCCCCGCCAAAGCTTTGGCATATAAAACAACAAAGGGGAGGGTTTCCCCTCCCCTTCCCTACCCTGCCGAGAAGCGTTTACAATCAAGGTATCCTGCCAGATACTCCCCTACTTTGGCAACCGTGCCGACTGATAGCACGGTATCCCCCCGCTTGATATGCAGGCGGAATTGATGCCCGCTAAACCCATAAAGGTTAGAACAATCTTCGATTGTCAAACCTGCATTGTTCGCCTTCAATTGCAGGTCATGCGGGATTGTTCTATTCATCTGAACCCCCTGCATAAACGCCCGCCCGCTGAGCGTGTGACCAACTATTATCAATGATTGTGGCATTGCCTTCAATGTCATATTCCACGCCGTCCGATAGTGTGACCCTGCCGGTATATTCCAATTCCAAGTGTGTGCAAGCGTACGAAATGACGCTATAAAACCGCATGAAAGGCAACGGGGAGAATTCACCGACAATATGCAGGTTTACTACAATCGAATCACCGTGCAAATCTGGGACAACTGGATGCGTGACACCGAGCAGCTCGCTGATATTGTCACGCCCGAACGCCTTCATAATAATGTGAGTATCCCCGTCAGAGTATGCGGGGATTGTCAAAACCAAGGAAATGTTTACCATAATACTAAAACCTAACCGAATCGGTGGCATTGTCAATTCTGCCGTCAAAACATCCGCATAGTAGGAACCCCGCTATGATAAGGAACAAAGCAAAACGTAGAATTCTCATGCCACCAACCCTAGTATCAAACCGTGCGACCCGATTGCCGCACCCCTAGTATACCAAGCAAGCAAGTACTATTATTGTATGTTTCCCGGTAATTATTGTATTTTTCCCGGATGTGGGGACCCCTGGAAAACCTCGCTTCGCTCGGTCTTAGTGTGTTGTGTCCGTTAAGCTGTATTGATCGTTTAGCTGTCGATCTTTCCCTTCCATCCCCCTTGACTCCGTCAGTCCGGTGTCGCTCCGCTCCACCGGAGTGTGTATACGTGCGGGTAATTAGGATCCGTATCCCCCCTCCCCCACCTCTTTCTTTTTTGTGTCATGTGTGGGGGGTGTGGCAATGTATCCCCCCTAATACTTTAAATATTATCCCCCCCTCCTATAGACTATCTCCTCCAACATCTATTTCTACCCCCGGAGAAACCATCAACTCGTGCGTATCCGATATACTACTTGCGAGGGAGGATACTTTAATGCGAGAGAAATTGGCTTTGTTTATCTGTAAGAAACTGTGCGTAGAGCGCCATAAGGAGCAGTCGATCGGTGATTATCTAGCTGGACGTGACCTGGCTAACGAGATCCCACAGCTAGATCTAGAGACGCTAAAAGCGTTGTTTCGGTACTCTGGTCAAGAGCTGCGTAAGCGTATATGAGTGGAGTATCTGTAGGTAAAGCTCTAGACTGGATGCTTGCCGGTAAGCCTGTAACGCGCCAGTGCTGGGAGAGTAAGGAATACCTACGGTATTCAGAGATTTTAATGATTTTCCAACTATGGGTTGATGGTGAATGCGAGGAGTTGGAGTCATTTGAGGTTGGTGGTTACGATATGTGCGTACAAGATTGGGTTCTTGGCACATTTGATCCTGTAACAGGTGAGCCAATATGGCCAGAGGAGCAAGATGACATTTGCTGATGTTTTGAAAGACCTTATTAACGGGTTGCCTGTATATCGTGAGGGATGGAAAGACGGTCACTTTATCTACTACGAGAAGGACTGGAATATGTTTACTGAAGCACATCCAGGTCGTGACTGGCACACGTTGTGTTCGACAGTACCTCTGCGTGGAACTGACCTGGCAGCTGATGACTGGCAAGTAGATGAGTGGGATGGTGAAGAAGAAAAGCCAGACCATATTCGTGGTGACACGAAAAAGGAGGTAGTGGAATGACTTTCAAGATATCTACTGAGGATGATATGTACCTAGCGGTTACCGCTATACATAAGCATTTCAAGGATAACCCAGACGAGCCGTTCATTGATTTAATCTATGATCGAGATGGGCAAAGAGAAGTTGTTGGCAGGATTAATAACCCTGATTTTACTGAATTGATTTACGCAGTTAGTTACGCAATGGACAATTTGAAGCGTGTCAACTTAAGGCGCACGATACAGATAAACACGAAATAAACACGTGTTTAATGTATAATGACCACGCCACCCCAGTAAGGTGAGCATCTGTAAAGGATCTCCAGAAACCCGGCCTTACTAGCCACAAAGAAGTCATCATTGCCAGGTGGCTTCTTTTTTTGTCTGATATATTACTTGCGGGAGAAGTGATCGCCATGCACGTAAACGCCCTGCGGTCACTTTTCTCCCTAGGAGAACTATGATTACCTTTAACCTTGTTACGAATGACTTTTCCTGTATGCCTACAAAGGCTACATCTGCCTCCGCTGGTTACGATCTGAGGGCGTACATCCAGGAGGCTATTACTATCCACCCAGGTAAAACAGCAGTTATACCTACAGGTATCTCCACAAGCTTTGGTAAGCACATTGTTGGCATGATCTGTAGCCGCAGTGGACTCGCAGCTAAACACCAAGTTTTTGTCCTCAATTCACCAGGCATCATTGACGCTGACTACACTGATGAGATTAAGGTTATTCTTATGAATATGGGGACTGAAGTGTTTGTTGTAGAGCCTTTGAACAGGATTGCACAGATAGTATTCACGCAGGTTGCAGATCCATTTGGGCAGAACACTGTAAGTGCCACTAGGACTGGTGGATTTGGCAGTACAGGCACTGAATAGTCAAAAGGCTATAATGAGCCATGGGAAGATTAGACTGGTTTCAAAAAGCCGCAAATTCGGCTATGGGTGTAGGTAGAGCTGCCCTCGATCGATTTACTGCACCAGCATCGCCAGATACAGAAGCTGTAAGCAAGATTGCATCGAGGAACACTCCTCGTCCTACTAATCCATTGACTAAAACCAGTGCTTTTAGGACTATGGGTGAACCTAAGAAACCTACGTTTAAAGGCTTCACTAAGACCGTTGGTGCTGGCACACTGGATGGATTGAATCTAGTAAACAGTGGACTCAGCGCAGCGCAAGGCGATTATGAGGCAACCCCAGGACAAGTTGTTGGAGATGCAGGGTCTGTTGCTCGTCTTGCACGTATGAACAGTGGAATTGCTGCGCGAGGTGGGGCGCCACTAAAGTTAGCTGCTGATCCACGTTCAACAATGATTGCATACGGTGCTGAAATGGTTGCACCACACGTCAAAGAAGCTTTTAACCCAGCTGCTAACAAAGCCAGGTACAACGCTAATGTCCAGGAAGCGTTGAACCCACCACCTGCTACTTACTGGGAAAAACTACTTGGCCTTGAATACAATCCGTCTCAAGGATACAAGGATAAGGTTGCTCAGACCGGACAACTAAGCCCGAATAGCTTTGTTAGCACTACTTCTACAGGGCGTAAGCCAATGGAGGGTGCAAAGCAACTAGGTGGCGGTCAGACATCGAGGCAAACTATTGATAAGCAACTTGGTGAGATCTTTGATTTTGCACTCCAGCGTGGCATCGACCCTGCATACGAATACATGGGTCATGTTATGCGGCGTGATGGATTAACTGAAGAACAAGGCATTGATCTTTACAATAAGTTTATGAATAAGCTTTACCGTCAACAGGCATTTGATAAAGCTGTAAACCAACCACTTATTTCGGATCCGAAGCAGCTTGCAAGATACCGGGAAGTGTTCTAGCACCACCCTCATAATCAACGCCATGCCCTGCTTGTTTCAGGGCATCGGCTAAATTATGACCGTCATACAAAACCGTTCCTAAAATCCTCCCATATTTATCCTCGCGATGATTCTTGACAATGACAACTACGTTGTCCTCACCTAGTACACAGGATTCAGTAAACCACTTAGCTTCTAGGCCTTCATCCGTATTCTTTTCTGGGCAATTGATGTGTTCCAGACGAATCTTCTTAGCAGTCAAAACTACGCCGAACCCAAGATCTAGATCAGCCTTAAGGGTGTCACCATCAACAACTGAAACGTTTTTGAGGGCATAAGTGTAAAGATTAATCTTCTTCATCGTTTTCCGTACTTCATCAGCATCTGCTGCATACTAATTGGGTTAGCTGTAGGTGGGTATAACCCAGCCTGGCTATTCATCATCATTGTTCCCAGAGCACTTTTATTGGATATGGCTGACCCGGCAAACTGTTGATTTGCAGCTTTTTCCACTGGCTTCTTAGGTACTGGTCGTACTACGTTTTGGAAATTCCAGCCTTCTTGTGCTCGTTGCTCATATTCCTGAGGAGTCTTTGCTGTGCCAACATCTGTACCTTTTGGATACACCGAAACCTTATGGTACTGATGTCCATAGTCTCTAGCTAATTTCCCTTCATTGGCTCCGTGTCCTAGATCTACACGATTACCTTTGATGGCTCCGCCTGTGTCATCGGCTGTAGCCCATCCGTAACCAGGGATAAACATCTTTGATCCAAGCGGTATCACTTTAGGATCTACAGCAACACGACCCCGCCCTACAGGATTTCCAAGAGCTGTAATCTTTCCGCCCTGCATACGATCGTCTTTGGCGTAGTACGCACTCACATCTGCATCAATGGTGCGACCGGCGGATTTATATTTTTTTGACATTACCTATTGTAACAAAAACAGCCACGGCGGACCGTGACTGTTTCCATTTGGTTGTTGTTCGTTGATGTTGCAAGTTTGAGCTTGCACACAAAGTATACCTAATTTATCCATTGTTGCCATGCTTACTTGCGGGTATAATGTTTATGTTTGATTTTCACGGAAGGACTACAGAATGATTACAATCTGTAAGGCAGGACGAGATTCGGACTTTAACATCATGCTCCGACTCACGTCTCATGGGCCACAATTTCTCATCACCCCCACATCCACACCGGATGCAGAAACGTTCACATTTACTCCTGTGCAAGCATGGAATTTCCTATATAGCGAAAGCGTTGTCAATCAGAACGGCAAGTGCCCGACTAAGACTATGCTTGAGTTGGCTAACGAAGTCATTAATAGCCAGGTAGTTAGTAAGCCAGCCTCATTGCCTGAATTCCACTTGGATGACGAGGAAGCGTAATGATGAACTGCATCACTCTGGTTGGGCGCCTGTGCGCAGATCCAGAGATTCGTAACACAGCTAACGGTAAGGTTGTTGCTGGTCTTCGCATTGCAGTTGATCGTCGTGGTCGTGAGAAGGAAACTGATTTCTTTGAAGCGTCTGCTTTTGGTCAGACTGCATCATTTGCTGGAGATTATCTCCGCAAGGGGAGATTGGTAGCTGTAGTTGGAAAGCTTCGCACTCGTGAGTATGAAGCAAAGGACGGCACCAAGCGTAAGGTTTACGAGATCATCGTTGATGACCTTACTCCACTTGATAAGGCTAAAGAGGGTGACCCTGGTGGATTCACCGCATCATCCGCAGCTCCTAAGGTTGTAGCAACCGAAGACATCGAAGACCCGTTTGCATAAACATACTGGTGCAGTGGAAACACTGCACCTTTTAGGTTCACTATGAGAAATCCGTTTACATATCTACGAGAACTAAATACAAAGCTTGCTCTTACACATAAGCGTCTTATCGAAGAAATTACACGTGCAGATAAATTACAGAAAGAACTTTCAACCGCTAAGGCTACAATTCAGAATCTTCACATTGATCTTCATGTAGCAAAAACATACACAGAGGTTTTGGAAAACACTGTCAGCGATCTCAAGGAAGCTGCTCGTAAAGCTAGTCTTTACGATGAGTTAGACATTCCAAAGAAATGAAAATTAAGCCTATTAATCTGCGTGATGCTAATCAATACATCGCAGATAATCACAGGCATCACAAGCCAGTTGTTGGCCATCGATTCAGTCTGCAATGCGTTGATGATGATGGTCAATTACTTGGTGTAGTTATTACTGGTCGGCCTGTTTGTAGGAATTCAGGTGACCCTATCGAAGTCTGTGAAGTTACTCGATTGTGCACAGATGGCACAAAAAATGTTTGCTCTAAACTTTACGGGGCAGCTGCAAGAGTCGCTAAAGAGATGGGCTTCAAAAAGATACAGACGTACATTCTAAGTGAGGAACCTGGTACATCTGTTATTGCGTCTGGATGGAAATGTGTTGCAACTACACGAGGTGGACAATGGGAGCATTCTGATGGTGCACCTCGTCGCAAAGATCAACCAGATTGCCGTAAAACCCGTTGGGAGAGAATACTGAATGATTGAACACACAGCTAAACTTGTCTGGATTACACCAGAAGCTGAGGCAACTATGGCTTACATCGCCCGTGTAAGTAACCCAAAGAATCAACAGTCAAAGTCATTGCGTTTACTGGAATACTGCATTGAACATGGTCATTGGTCTGTTTTTGAACAAGCATACGCATCTATTGAGATTAAAACTATCCGTGCTATCAGCGCCCAGATTTTGCGACATAGAAGCTTTACGTTCCAGGAGTTTAGTCAAAGGTATTCGGCGGTCATCTCCGAGGATCAGTCACTCCCAGATCAAAGGTTAGCTGGTGCAACAAACCGTCAATCAAGTCTGCCTGTAAACATCGACACGATCACCAACAAACAGATGCAAGCATTAACAGATGCTGATAGTGCCATCTCTTACGCATATGAATGCTATGAGAATCTACTTGATGCCGGGTTTGCTACAGAAACTGCTAGGTTTGTATTGCCACTGTGCTCACCGACAACGTTGTACATGACTGGTAGTATTCGTTCCTGGTTACATTACATAGAACTCAGGTCAAATAATGACACACAGGAAGAGCATCGAGTGATTGCGAAAGCTGTTGCTGAAATCCTTGAGCAACACATACCCGTAACTATGGCAGCGTGGAGACGAACACATGAAAACAATAGCGATGATTCAATCGAGGACGAGACCTGAACCAAAACCTCGACGTAAGAAACTATCCGAACAAATACCAAAAGACATACAAGACAGAATATGGAGAATGTATCAAGAAGGTATCAGCCAACGTAACATTGGATTGATACTTCTTGAAGAAGGAGTGCCAAGTCCTGATACTCCAACTCCATGGTCTAACAGTTGTATCTCTGTAATCGTAGCTGAATACAAACAAAAAAATACCCCAGCCTAACCTGGGGTATTTCGCATTATCTCAGCACACATTTGAAGTCTTCTGCCAACCCATTTAATTACTGGGATTGCCATAGAGTTTCCGATGGCTTTATACCGAGCAGAATCTGAAGCTGACTTAAGTTTAGACTCACGTCCATCTGGATGATGATATTTACCGAACCGCTCTGGGTATACATATCCCCTGGAACTGTAGAACGATATGTTCGTGTAATCATCAGGGAATCCCTGTAAACGCTCGCATTCTTTCGGTGTTAACCTACGCACAGTCATTGGACTGGTGTTTAAAACGGCTGGTCGGTTGTCTCCCATGTCTGCACGTAATGTTGAGCATCGATCACTAAGATCTGATGGACCAGCATTCCTTGCAATTGACCCTGGCTCAAAGCTAAGCAGTATAGGTTGGTTGTCACCAGATTTTGCTTGACTGGCCAGTATAGTTTGCGTCTTATCGGATAGGTGAATGTTATTACCTAGCCGAATTGCTGATGGACTAAAGACATGAGCAATACCGTGAACACCAGTGGCATTCAATGTGTACATAGGCCCATTTACTGTAAAGCCATTACCATTGCCGCCATTGTGCGGTTGTCTGCCAATTGTATTCTCAGCTAACGCAATCAGAGGTGTATTATTGCCACCTGTGCCCCACCTACTTGCTACTGTAGGGCAAACATCTAGTGGACCCGTAATACGACTATCATTTGGATGGTTTTCGTACAGTAACGGAGTTTGATTGTTTACTCCTTTTGAAAGGTTAGATTTTGTCAGGCATGGAACGCCTCCTAGTCCTTCGCTATTACTGATTCCAAAGCTTCCTTGAGCAGTGGTGGTAATGTCTTCCCCCTTGTTTCTGCTCTTCGCAGGATCCCGGCTGAAGCTGCCTTGCTCAAATAGTACGGCTGCAGATGGTCTCCAGTCTGCTCCACGATGTCCAACAAGGATGATTCGACGGCGGCGCTGGGGGACTCCGAAGTATTGAGCGTCAAGAATCCGGTAGCTGATGCTATAGCCGATCTCTGCCAGGGCAGCGAGGAATGTTCCGAAGTCTCGTCCTTTATTGACGCTAAGGGCACCTGGAACGTTTTCCCATATGACCCACTCTGGTTGCACTGTGTCAACCAATCCAACAAATGCAAGGGACAAGTTACCACGCGGGTCATCCAATCCCTTTCTAAGTCCAGCGATGGAGAATGCCTGGCATGGTGTTCCTCCAATGATAACGTCAACTGAACCTCTTTCAATGCCCCAGGTTTTGTATTCATTTAGGTCACCGTAATTACGCACAGATGGATAGAAGTGCTCTAAGACAGAGCACGGGAATTGTTCGATTTCAGAAAATCCAATGGGAGTCCAACCAAGTGACTCCCATGCGACTGTAGCTGCTTCAATCCCGCTACAAACGGATAGATACCTCATCAGTCGATGAGTCCCAATTCTCTAGCTCGCTTTACAGCTCGCTCACGTGCGTTCAGTCCACTAACTGCCAATTTCCAATACAGATTGTCCGTGTGAAACTGCACTGTCCGATGGCTGATTCCGAGTGCCACGGCGATCATTTTTGCTGTCCTGTTGCCGTTGAGTTGCTTCAATATCTCCAACTCCCGTGCGGATAACGGGTGCAGTAGTCCTGGCTTTTCTGCCGGAATATTCATTGTTTCCTGCGTATCGCTGCTCATAAGTGCTCCAACATCTGAATGCAGATGTATCTGTTTTGAAATATTCAAGGCTGATCCTAGACTCCTCCCGATTGCATACAAAATACTTACGGTCTTTGTCGTTATCGATCTTCACAATCCACATTTCATATGGCTTAGTGAACTCGTCAATGTATGTACCTTCTCGATGGTCAATGACATTGAACTTGTATTTGCCTTGTTTCTCCTGCGGTAGATATGCTGTAGTCAACAGAGCTTCGATCATTAACGGATCGTAAACTACTGAGGATAGCATCTTAATAGTATATACTTGCAGACTTGCTGGCGCAACAAGATTACAATCACTGATGTACAATCATATTTATGGGAGTTGTAAAGAAATACCAGAATCCTAAGGGTGGATTGAACGCGGCTGGCCGTGCCCACTTCAAGAAAACTGAAGGATTGAACTTGAAGCCACCTGCGCCAAGTCCAAAGACTCCTAAAGACGCGGCTAGGCGTAAATCGTTTTGTGCCAGGATGGAAGGCATGAAACGAGTAAACACGTCAGCTAAAACAGCTAAAGATCCAAATAGCCGGATCAACAAAAGCCTTAGGGCATGGAACTGCTCATGAATAAAAACATCAATCACGCACAAACATTCATGCGGGATTTACCAGATATTGAGCGCCGCGAACACGGTCTCAAGACTGCTCCAACAAAAGCTCAGATGCAACAGATGGAGAAGAAAGAGCATGGTCTCAAACGCACACCAAGTATGTCTGAGATAATGAAGATTGAACGCAAAGAACACATTAAGCCTGATGGCAATGTGATTATTGGTCGTGGATATAAAGGAAGAGCAAGGGCAAAATAATGGCTAAATCAGTAAAGACAATGTCGCAGATTATGGGCGTAAAGAAACCACATCCTGCTGGATGCAAGTGCCCAGGGTGCAAAAAGAACTGCTAGTATGCCTGAGAAGACATACCCAGGTCCATTTAAAGGGTCACGATACACACAGTATAAAAAAGACCCAATTAAAGGCTACTCCAGAGATCTTATTCTTAAGAGTGGCAAGGTTATTCGTGACACGTCAAACGAATTTGACACTGAAACTCAAGCTCGCAAAAGAAAGAAAGTTCAAGAATTTGAGAGACAAACTGGCTGGGCAAGTAACGACAATTTAAACGCAGCCGGTCGTAACATGATGATCGGCGGGGCTTTAGGAGCGGCTGGAGCAGGTGCGTTATATGTTAATGCACCAAAAATTGCACAAAAGATTGCCGACTTTCAAAACCGCAATAACAAGCCAGTACCTGCAAGCCGTAGTAAATCCGTCAGATTAGATCGTAATCGAGTCGTTAGTAGTGTTACTACTCCTGACAAGGTACGTAACTACAGTGATCCTAAGACTCGCAAGACACGTCCCGTGGCTGGCACTCCACGGATTAAAATGACGCGTGATCAAATTAATGAACGCCTTAGTTACGAGGGCAAAAAAGGAAACGAAGCAATGGCTGAAAGACCACCAATACAACCTGGGCGGCGCGTTTTTGGAGGTCCACGACCAGGTTTTGGACGTACGCAATCTTCATCTGAAAATGGCAGTACATCGTCATCCGAAAACGGTAATAAACCACCACGTCCTGGAAAAAAGCCAGGTACTCCTACTAGACGTATTAAAATTTCAGATGCACAAATAAAGGGATTTCCCGGTCGAAATCTAAATGTACGTGGAGGATCTGGATTTTTTAGTCCCAATGGACCTTCAGGTTCTGTTGTTGATCGCAGTAAAGGTACAAACGTTGAGCCATATGCTGGTGCAACTCAATCAAGAAGTAACCCAACACCGCAGTACTCACCAACTCCTGCAAAAACAACTACGTATACACCTCCGGGGCAAAGTGCAGTCCCTACGTTTGGTGGCAAGACTACACAAGCACCTACGAAACCTAAATTTCGTGGAGCACGAGTTAAAGACATAGTAAAAACAGCGGCAGTTGGTGGAGGAACACAGGTATCTATTAATACTAGACCGGGTGGCCCAGTAGGATCAAGAGTTAGACCTGGTCAAAGGGCTATTGTTCGCAATACTGCAACACCAACTACTCCGCCTCGTCCTGGTTATCGTGCGGGAGCTGACGGAGCGGCTGAAGCTGCAGCTCGCAGAAGTGCTATGCCAGCATCAACAACTGCTAGTAAAGTTGCCGGAGCTGCTAGTAAAGGCAAGGGGCTACTTAAGCTTGGCGGTAAAGTCCTTGGAGGCATTGCGGCTGTTGCTGGAGCGTCCGAACTTTACGATCGACTTGCACCGGCTGACTGGGCACGTGCACCATGGATGAGCCGTGGAGCACCAAAGCCACCAGCTCAAGTAACGCAAGAACAACCACGTAACGATGGCGGTTATAGCGCACCTCAAGGCGGTGGCAACAAAGCAAACCAAGGTGGTTATGGTGGTGGGTCATCCATGACTCAGCAAGCTCGTGCATCACAACGTGCTATCCGTAAACCGGATGATTACCTTGGAGAAGCATTTGATGCATCTCTTCGTAAGGGTGTCAACAAGGGTACAGCTCATCTCGAACACATGATGAAGATGGATAACCTAGATGAAGACACTCGTGCTGGATTGCGTGAACGATTCAAGAAAGTGCAAGGTGACAGAGTTCTGTCACAACACAAAGATGAAGGTATTGTTGAACGCCTTAATGCGGAAAAAGCTGGACGTGGTGAAAACCTACTCAAGGCTTATCGTAAAGAAGGTGGTTTCAATTACGGTAAGAAGGGCGATTACTTTGAAATTAAACGGCAAGCTGAAGCCGGTACAGAGTACGCTAAATAAAGAAAAGCCTCCTACGGGAGGCTTATTTTTTCGGGTGACAGAAGTTTGACTACTTCATCGCATTTATCTGTGTTGTTGGTTAGATAAAACGTCAGAAACCAGATTGCCTTGGATAAGTCATCAAACTCACTCTCTCCTGGTTTGCGTCCGCATCGAGCAATGTACTTGATAGCTGTGAACAGCTCGAATCCAAGTCCCCAGGCTCGTGCTACGTATACGGGCTGAAAGTGCTTTTTTACCACTGCACGGTAGTGATCAGGTGAAGTTTTCATTACCCTGACAGTATACTTACGAGATGAACTATTCTCAAGAAATTAATGACTCACGCTACATTGAACGTGATGGGCGTATGTATCGCATTACGCCTAATGGTGAACAGCAAATCTGTAACGCCATAATTGACCGTAATGGTGAGAAGGTTCGCTGTAAGGCTATTGCAATATCCGGTCAGGATTTCTGCTTCCACCATGGCACTGAACTAATTAAGCGTAATGAGAAACCACAGTTCCTTGCTCACGCTTACAAAGTAAACCGCCGTCGATTTTCCAAGGCTGGTAAAGATTTACTTGAGAAGGTCGATGCTCACCGTGAAGACCCAGAGTTGTTCAGCCTTCGAGATGACACAGCGTATATAACCGCCCTGGTAGACGTAAGAGCTGAAGCTGCTGGTGAAGGTGTCAGTATTGATCAATACCGCAAGGTAGAAGCGGCGTACAACCTAGCTAGATCCAAGCTAGGGTCTCCAGATTTCATTGACGCTTTTGAGCAGATTGGCGACTTACTGAAAGAGCGTCTCGATGAGTATGCGGCATCTAAGGACGTACTGGAATTAATATCTCGTCGTGCAGACCTAGTCGAAGCAGAACAACGCATGATGCAGACAAAGTCGTATACACTCGAAGCAGACCAGGCATTTATGTTGATCATGCAAATTGTAGAGGTAGTCAAGCAAAGCGTACGCGATGCTGATGAACTGACTGCAATCAAGACAGGTATCAATAAACTACTGCGTCAACATAAACAAGAAGTTGATGACCCTGTAGAGGATGCGGTGGTAGTAGATGGCTAACCAAGTTAAGAAGAACACACCTAAGGAATTCAGGCACCTGACACGAGCGGATAAACCGCTATCTGTAGCGTTGCTTGAAGCTTTAGAAGATCAGATCGGATTGGTAATCGAAACTGGAGACTATGACTCCGGGAAGGCGTTCGCTATCGACGGAGCATCTCTTGACTATAAACATTGGTTGAAGACATTCGCCCCACACGCTATCAGTAGCGAATTGGGCGCTCATCACATTCGAGCATGGGAATGGGCAGAAAATATTACTGCTGGATCTCCACCTCCGGCATTGATTGAATGCTGGTTCCGTGGCGGTGGTAAATCCACGACAATGGAACACATCGCAGCTCGCATTGCCGTCAAGGGTTCACGTCGATTCCTTTTGTACGTGTGCTCTACACAGGAAGCTGCTGACCGCCACGTATCTGACATTGCTCACACGATGGAGCGTTGCGGTATTGAAAGGGCTTTGAACCGCTATGGATTCTCCAAGGGATGGAATGCGTCCAAACTTAGAACAGCTAACGGGTTCAACGTATTGGCGTTTGGCCTTGACACTGGTGCACGCGGTGTCAAGCTTGATCACCTACGTCCTGATTTCATTATACTTGATGACATTGACGAGCTTGATGATAGCGTTAATCGCGTTGAAAAGAAGATAGCGACTATCACTC